GGGAGCTACAGGTTCTCAAGGTACTGATGGAACTCAAGGAACCACAGGGACTCAAGGAACCACAGGAACTGGCACTCAAGGTGCTACAGGCACTCAAGGTACTGATGGAACTCAAGGAACCACAGGGACTCAAGGAACCACAGGAACTGGCACTCAAGGTGCTACAGGCACTCAAGGTACTGATGGAACTCAAGGAACTCAAGGAACCACAGGGACTCAAGGAACCACAGGAACTGGCACTCAAGGTGCTACAGGCACTCAAGGTACTGATGGAACTCAAGGAACTCAAGGAACTACAGGTTCTCAAGGTATTCAGGGAACTGATGGAACTCAAGGAACTACAGGTTCTCAAGGTATTCAGGGAACTACAGGTTCTCAAGGAACTACAGGTTCTCAAGGAACTACAGGTTCTCAAGGAACCATAGGTTCTCAAGGTATTCAAGGAACTGATGGGATTCAGGGATCTACAGGAACAGGAACTCAAGGAACCACAGGTGCTCAAGGTACTGATGGAACTCAGGGAGCTACAGGATCTCAAGGTTCGACGGGATCTCAAGGTTCGACGGGATCTCAAGGAACCACAGGGACTCAAGGAACTGATGGAACTCAAGGAACCACAGGAACTGGCACTCAAGGAACCACAGGTGCTCAAGGAACCACAGGTGCTCAAGGTACTGATGGAACTCAGGGAGCTGCAGGATCTCAAGGTTCGACGGGATCTCAAGGTTCGACGGGATCTCAAGGAACCACAGGGACTCAAGGAACCACAGGGACTCAAGGAACTGATGGAACTCAAGGAACCACAGGAACTGGCACTCAAGGAACCACAGGTTCTCAAGGAACCACAGGTGCTCAAGGTGCTACAGGATCTCAAGGAACCACAGGATCTCAAGGAACCACAGGAACTCAAGGAACCACAGGTGCTCAAGGTGCTACAGGATCTCAAGGTGCTACGGGTGCTCAAGGAATTCAAGGTATCAGTATCCAAGGATCTACAGGATCTCAAGGTGCTACAGGTTCTCAAGGTATTCAAGGAATAAGTGTCCAAGGTGCTACAGGTTCTCAAGGTATTCAAGGAATAAGTGTCCAAGGTGCTACAGGTACTCAAGGTGCTATAGGTTCTCAAGGAATCCAAGGATTTACTGGTACAGGTTCTCAAGGTATTCAAGGTATTCAGGGACCATCCTCTGCGGGTGGTTCGGGAATAACAGCAGTAAGAGAGTTTGTATTAACTTCCGGAACTACATACACCCCAACATCAGGAACAACACATGTTCTTGTTTATGCTACTGGTGGTGGAGGTGGTAGTGGAAATGCATCAGGAACTGATACTTCAAACTCCAGTGTTGGTGCTGGTGGTGGAGCGGGAGGAACTGCAATTAAACTTTATACTGTTGCAGAAATAGGTGCTTCAGCATCATATTCTATTGGTGGTGGTGGTACTGGAGCAACTACTGCAGGTGCTACTGGAGGAACAGGAGGAACAACAACATTTACTCCTTCTGGTGGTGGGGCAACACTAACTGCAAATGGTGGTCTTGGGGGAACAGGAAACTCCACTGCTGCTACTGCTGTGTATGCAAATGGTGGAACTGGAGGAACAGCAACTGGTGGGGATATTAATGCAAGAGGACAGTCTGGATTTGCTGTTGGTTCTGTTGCTGCTTTTGCTGGTGGTGGCAATGGTGGTGCTTCTTTCTATGCAGGTGGTGGTGAAGGTGGATATGTAGTTACAAACGCATCACAAGCAGGAGCAACAGCAACTACATATGGTGCTGGAGGTGGTGGTGGTGCCTCAAGAAACTTAAATAATGCTGGTGCTGGTGGTGGTGTTGGAGGTGATGGTGGTGATGGTGTAATTTGGATTATTGAATACGGTTCATAAGGAGAAGGTAAATGAAAGTTTGTATTCTTAACTCCCAAACAAAAGTTGTAGAAAATATTGTAAGTCTGGATTATCCAGAACAGTTTATTCCTTATAAACAAGGAATAGAAGTTGCTCCACAACACGATGGGGAAATTGGATGGACTTGGACTGGTTCTGGATGGTATAATCCAGAAGTTCTTCCAAATTTAGAAAGACAAGAAAGAGATCGTAGAAACAAATATCTACAAGTTTATGTTGATGTGATGAATGCTGTAAGATGGGAAAGTTTAACTCAACAACAAAAAGATGATTTTGTTGCTTATCGTCAAGCACTATTAGATGTTCCTCAACAACAAGGATTTCCAGAAAACATTAACTGGCCAATTCCACCCGAAATATAAATACTCAAAAACGATAAAGAATGAATAGATATTCTAAAATTTTACATCACGTACATCCAAAGAAAAAAGAAACTCCCAAAAGTTCTTCAGGTAAGAAGAGAACTTTTGAGGAGTATGAAGTAGAGCAGAAAAAAACAGAAGTTGATAAGTTAAAGGAACAAACGAAAGAACTGACTGATAATATTGAGTTCTTACAAAATTTAGTTGTAAATCAGCACGATGAAGTTTATGAACTTCGTCAGCAGTTGAAGAGCACTCCTATTCCACAACAGAGAAAACAACTGACTGAAGGTTTATTAAACGAACCTCCTAATATAAAGAATAGTGATCCTCTTACACCATTAGATCAAAAGTTTGTAACCTTTCAACAACTCAACGAGCATTATCAACTTTTTATCAATCGTATCCAACAGCAGATCGCAACGATTGGTGGTGGCGGTGAAACTCAATTTAAGTTTCTTGATGATGTTGTAAACTTTATCTTCGTTGGAAGTAAGAATGATTTACCACCAGCAGAAAATGGTGTAATCACTCTCAAAGATAACTACACATATTTCTTCACCACGACTGTTGATCTTGAAGGAGACCGTTTAGTTGCTGGTGATAATACAACTATTCTTGGTGGTTCATCAGAAAACTGCAGAATTAAATCCACTGGTATTAGTACAACAACTCCACTATTGAGTAGTGTTTATTCTCTTCCAATGAGAAACATTACACTTGAAGCACCTTATGCAATATACTTACACGCATCAATTCCTTCAGTTCACGCACTTGATTGGTTTGGAGTTAATTTTACCAACTGTGCAAGAGTAGGAATTATCTCAAGTTATAATAATTTTATTCTTCTTGATGGTGCTTTCTTAAGTTCTCAAGATTTAACTTTTGATGGAACTACAGGAACTGTAGGATTTAATCAGTGTTTATTCGCAGGACAATTCCCCCCAGGCAATCCTCCTGCAAAGTCTATTCTGAATTTCCCAAGTACTTTTACTTGCACAAGAAGAATTCGTGTTACTGTCTGTTCTCTTGTTGTTCCTCCTGGTTATACTGGTATCACAGTTCAGGATGGAGTAACTTTCACTCAACCAGAAAGTTTTATTCTTTCAACAAATAATTTCTCTGGTCCTGGAACAAAACTTGGTATAAGTACTCATACTGATGTTGATGGTCCAACTTCTTTTTATGAAGGAAATCGTGGTATTGATAATACCTTTGTAATTGGTCAGTTGTATATGAGGGATAATGCAACTCAAACTACTTTCACTGGAATTGGTACTTATGTAAAAATTGCTGGAGTAACTACTACATCAGATGCAACTAATTCTAAATTTGCAGCAACAGACAATCGTTTAACTTGTCTTGCTGGTATTGAAAGACAATATCTTACTCAAGTATCTGCTACTATTGTTGCAAGTACTAATACAACTTGTAGTATTGCAATTTATGATAGTTCTAATGGTAATGCTATTTTAGAAGCATCCACTTTAGAATTTGAGTGTCTTGCAGGAGCTCAGTCAATAGTTCATATTACAGACGTTCATAAACATATTCTAAATGATTACATTGAAATTCATATTGCTAATTTAGAAAATACAGATCCAGTTACTGTTACTCAATTAAATGTTTTGGCAACTCAACTTGGATGATACTTAAACTATAAATATAAAAAGATCCTTGATATTATTTGATGAAATCTCAATTCACCAAATTTACTCATAAAACCCCACATCTTGGGAAAAAGCAACATCAGCTTGATCCTAACTTGGATATGAAACAATTGGTTCATCATGCAACTGTTCAGTATGTTGATCGTGATGCTGATGGAGATGTGGATATTTACGATAATCCGAAAAAACCAGTTCCTGATGAAAATCCAATCAAAGATTTTGGAAAAGTTTCTAAAACTCTGATGGCAAAGCAAAAAGGAGAAATTAAGCATACTCGTAGAGGTATGGCTTATGAAGATCTTCGTAAGTGGTTTGGGACTGGTGGAGAAGGTGGTGTAGGTGGTGGTGGATGGGATCGTTATAATACTAAAGGTGAAAGAATTGGTAAGTGTGCTCGTGAACCTGGAGAGGGTAAACCAAAGTGTCTATCAAAAGAAAAGGCAGCAAAAATGTCTAAGGATGAGATTGCTGCTGCTGTAAAAAGAAAAAGAAAATCTGATCCAGTAGCAGATCGTCCAGGGAAAGGAGGAAAACCAAAGATGGTATCTAATAAAATCAAAGAAGAAGCACATGAGTCTTCTCTTCCTGATTGGAATGGACCGATGTTCTCTTTAAATGAGAAGAGATTTTGTCCAAAATGCCAAAAGAATGAAACACAGATGGAGTGTAAATATGGTCCAAAATATTGGGCATTATATTCATTACCATCATCAATCGTCACTAATCAAATGAAATATGATATTGCACAACTACATCCAGCAAATGAAGAGAAAGATCCTTGCTGGACAGGATATAAACAAGTTGGTATGAAGAAGAAAGGTGGAAAAAAAGTTCCCAACTGTGTTCCTGAACATACTGGAATTGTGGGTAAAATTCTTGAGCAGATTGCTGGTGAAGAAGAACTTCAGACTCTTGAAGAAAAGAACGTTCCAACAAATCCTGCTCTCTGGTCTAAGATGAAGTCAAGAGCAAAGGCAAAGTTTGATGTTTATCCATCTGCTTATGCTAATGGTTGGGCAGCAAAAGAATATAAGAAAGCAGGTGGTGGATGGAAGTCCGTAAGTGAGGAAACTGAACTTGAAGAGGCAGTAAGAATTCCAGCAAAAACTGGAAATCTTATTCATATAATGTTGACTTGGAAGGGAAAATATTATTCACTCAAAATGTTCTTCCCACAAGTGTCTGTCCCAAGTAGAAAAGATGTTCAGGATCAGATCGAAAAGATATATCCAGGATCTAAAGTCCAGTCCTATCATGTGGCAGAGTATCAACCAGGGGAACCAATTGTTTATACTGAAGATTGGCAAAAAGTAAACAAACAAGATAAAACTGATGGAATGAGTCCTGCAGCAGTTAAAGCATATCGTAGAGAAAATCCGGGTTCAAAATTAAAAACCGCAGTTACAGGAAATCCAAAACCCGGAAGTAAAGATGCAAATCGTAAAAAGTCTTTTTGCTCAAGATCTGCTGGCCAAAGAGACATGCACAATATAGATTGTTCCAAAACTCCAGATAAACCAATTTGTAAAGCAAGAAGAAGGTGGAAGTGTTAATTCATACCTTTTTCATTACATAAATAATTGTAAAGAAAAAGGTATGAACACCAAAATTTGTACTAGATGTAAAGAAGAAAAATCGAGAGATACTATAAGTTTTCCCCCACACAATAAATGTAAAGATGGTCTAGATAGTTGGTGCAGAAAGTGCAGAGCAACTTACAGGTCAGAAATATGTAGAGGAAAATTTAGAGGTCAATTATCTGATGATAAAGTGAGAGAATTAAAAAAACAAGAAAAATGTGATATATGTGGCGGTAATGAATTTGCAGGATCTAGAAATAATATTCATGTCGGAAAAGTATATGCGCTGGTAATGGACCATAATCATACTAGTGGAAAATTTCGAGGAATGCTGTGCAATCATTGCAATAGAGGGTTAGGAAATTTCAAGGATAATATAAATACTTTACAGGCAGCAATAGAGTATTTAAAAGAAAGAGATAAGTAATGAAATCATTTAAACAGTTTTTATCAGAGAGTATCAATATCTCTGGAGATTTCAACGGAACTCTGATTGTTGGTGGCAACAATCATCAAGAACCTCAAACTGAAGAGTTTTCTGCCGATATTGTTTATATGGGAAACATTCATAGAATCTCTATGGTAACTGAGAATGGGGTTCCTACAAAGAACGAACTGACTCAGTATCTTCAAGACGAGTATCCGGGTTCTATCGTTCAGAATATATACGTTAAGGAAAACTCAAAAGGTTCTATCAGAATAAAAGACGATAAAAGATACCATCCTGCAAAATTAGATTGGATTTGAATTAATGGCACAGTGGAATAAGTCTATACAAGATTATCTAAATCAGGAGAGGACACTACATGAGGTTTATCTCCGTGCTGATGAGTATGGAAATATTCTAAATGAGAGTGCTTGCTCCAAATCTGCTTTTGGAGAAAATCTAGCAATTCCACTCACACCTAAAATTCAGGGTGATGCGATTTATGGATTAGACCCAAGAAACTTTGAGATATTTAAGTTTAGTAATAGTGGAATTGCAACTCATGAAAATAATACTTTCAAGGTTGGTTGTGGAACAGATGCAAACTCTTATGGAGTTATAAGAAGCATAAACTTTCTTAGATATCGTCCAGGACAAGGTGTAGTTGGAAGATTTACTGCATCATTCTCAAATAATCCAGTAGGTTTTACTCAGAGAGCAGGATTTTTCAATCAAGAAAATGCTCTTCAAATTGGTTATGCTCATACAAATGGAAAGTTTGGTATCCTTCGTGCAAATGGCGGTAAGACACATATTCACGGATTTACATTTTCTGCTCTTGATGATGGTAATGTGACTGTGACCGTAAATGGGACTACATTTACTGCGGTAACTCTAAACACAGGAAGTGTTGCTGGAAATATTGCACAACTCGTTCAAGGACTAAGAGCACAAGCACTCTTTAATGCTTTATTTGTAGCAGAGTATGACCAAACAAAGATTAGTTTCCTTGCAACATCATTGGGAGCACAAACAGGAACTAATAATATAACAAGCACCACAACAGTTACTTTTACTCACGCAGATTTGCAAATTGGTGCGACACAAACAGAACATTGGACATTCCAAGAAGATTTTAATTTAGATAAACTTGATGGAACTGGATACTCTGGTATTACACTAGACCCATCAAAACTGAATGTATATCAAATTAACTTCCGTTGGTTAGGTGCTGGTGAGCAAAGATATGCAATAGAAAATCCTCTAAATGGAGATATGATTTTCTTCCATCACGATCACTATTCCAATAGATACATAGTTCCACACTTAGATAATCCATCACTCAAACTTGGATATGTCGCAGCAAATCTTGGTGGTGCAACGAGTGGAGTTGTAACTTGTAGAGGTGCATCATTTATGGGTGCAGTTGAAGGTAATGTCGTCCAAAACAGATTACCTTATTCTGCAACAGGTTCAAGAAATGATTCAATGAATAGTCCAGGTTCTTTGTATCATATTCTATCTATTAAGAATAGAGTGGTTTTTCAAAATAAAGTAAATACAAGAGATTTAATTCTTAAAAAAATTACTGCTTCTGTGAATACGACAGGAGACCCAGCAATCTTATATGTTTATGTAAATCCAAATACAACAAACTTTTTTAGATGGATAAGCAGTAATGAATTTAATGCATCACTTTATGCAACACAAAGCACTGCTGGATTATTTGTATTGAGTGCAACACAAACTTTTAATCCAGTAGCAGCATTTCATATTTCTAATGGAGATACTCTAAATGCTGATGTGAGTGATTTAGGTATTGATATTCCACCAAATAATTTTATTAGTCTTTTTATGACTTCTACAAGTAATATGACTTCTGCCAAGGCATCATTGATTTATGTAGAGGACTGATATTATGAGTGACGTATATCTTGGCAATCCACTTCTTAAGAAGGCTAATACTCCTATTGAGTTTACTCAGGATCAAATTCTTGAGTTTGTAAAGTGTAAAGAGGATCCAGTATATTTTGCAAAGAACTATGTAAAGATTGTGACTCTGGATAAGGGACTACAACCTTTTCAGATGTATCCCTTTCAAGAGAAGTTAGTCAACAACTTCCACAATCACAGATTTAATATCTGTAAGATGCCTAGACAGACTGGTAAATCAACCACTGTTGTGTCCTTCCTGCTCCACTATGCCGTCTTTAATGATAATGTGAACATAGGTATCCTTGCAAACAAAGCAGCAACTGCGAGGGAACTCCTGGATAGGTTACAGACTGCATACGAAAACTTACCTAAGTGGATGCAGCAGGGTATTATATCTTGGAATAAAGGTTCTTTGGAATTAGAGAACGGTTCTAAGATTCTTGCTGCTTCTACATCAGCATCTGCTGTCCGAGGAATGTCATTTAACATTCTGTTCTTGGACGAATTTGCGTTTGTTCCAAACCATATTGCAGATTCTTTCTTTGCATCTGTTTATCCCACTATTACTTCAGGTAAAAGCACGAAAGTAATTATCGTTTCTACACCACACGGTATGAATCACTTCTACCGAATGTGGCATGATGCTGAGAAGAAGAAGAATGAGTATATTCCAACTGACGTTCATTGGAGTGAGGTTCCTGGTAGGGATGAAGTTTGGAAAGCACAAACAATTGCTAACACATCAGAACAGCAGTTTAAGGTTGAGTTTGAGTGTGAGTTCTTAGGATCTGTTGATACTCTGATTGCTCCCAGCAAACTTAAGAGTTTGGTTTATGATCATCCACTCAAACGAAGTGCTGGATTAGATGTTTATCAAGATGTAAAAGAAAATCATGATTATGTAATCACTGTTGACGTTGCTCGTGGTGTTGGAAATGATTATTCTGCATTCACAGTTATAGATATCACAACATTCCCACATAAGGTAGTTGCAAAGTATCGGAACAACGAAATCAAACCAATGTTGTTCCCAAGTATTATTGTCGATGTAGCAAAGAATTATAATGACTCTTATATCTTATGTGAGGTAAATGATGTTGGCGATCAAGTAGCAAGTATTGTTCACTATGACCTAGAATACAACAACCTTCTTATGTGCTCTATGCGTGGCAGAGCAGGACAGATTGTTGGGCAAGGATTCTCTGGAAAGAAAACCCAACTTGGGGTAAAAATGTCCAAGACGGTTAAAAAAGTTGGTTGTTTAAACCTCAAGACGATGATTGAGGAAAACAAACTTCTCATTAATGATTATGAGATTATCGCAGAACTCACAACCTTTATTCAAAAGCATAACTCATTTGAAGCTGAAGAAGGTTGTAACGATGACTTAGCTATGTGTCTCGTGATCTATGCTTGGTTAGTTGCACAAGATTACTTTAAAGAACTTACAGACCAAGACGTTCGTAAGAGAATCTATGAAGAACAGAAAAATCAAATCGAACAAGACATGGCACCGTTTGGATTCATCGTTGATGGATTGGATGGAAACAGTTTTGTAGATTCTGAAGGAGATCGTTGGTATGCCGATGAATATGGAGATAGATCATATATGTGGGAGTATCTATCCTGATGGACATAGACGGTCAGATTAGACTAGGGCATCTATTATTGAATGATAGGAAGTGTAGAGTATGTGGCGAGGTAAAAAATCTTATTGATGGTTTTTACAGAACGAGAAAAGATAGGGGTCCGGTCCCATCTTCATATTCTTATGAGTGCAAAGAGTGTACTATTAAAAGGATAATTACTAGTAGAATGGCATCAAAAGTTTTGGATAAATGGGAATATCCCGATTGGTAGTTGTTCATACACCATTTCCCCATTCAAAAAGTCCATTTTCATAAATATTTTCAGATAAACTGAAGTATCAGGAGAAAAACATGGCGACTCCTCAATTATCTCCAGGCGTACTCGTCAGAGAGGTTGACTTAACTGTAGGAAGAGCTGATAATGTTTTAGATAATATTGGAGCAATTGCGGGTCCTTTCTCGATTGGTCCAGTTGACGATCCAATTGACATTACCACAGAACAAGAACTCATCAACGTATTCGGTAAGCCTCTGTCTACTGATGGACAGTATGAGTACTGGATGAGTGCATCATCGTTCCTTTCGTATGGTGGTGTTCTTAAGGTCGTAAGAACTGACGGCACCACATTAAACAATGCAAATGCCGGTGTAGGTGCTGCATATACAACATCACTGAAGATTAAAAACTTTGATGATTATCAGGCAAACTATGCTGATGATGTCGCAGATTATGTATTTGCCGCAAAGAATCCTGGTTCTTGGGCAAATAACCTCAAGATCTGTGTGATTGATGACAAAGCAGATCAAACTATCGGAATCACTACAACTGATCCTGGTGCTGCGGGTGCAGTTATTGGATATGGTGTTACGACTCCTCTAGTAAATGCAGTTATTCCTGGTGTTGGATCAACTACAGGATTTAATGGATACATCAAAGGTATTATCACCGGTGTTTCCACTGCTTCAACAACAGGTAGTAGCTCAATTGATGTTAAGATTGTTTCAAGAGTTTCTACAGCAGCAACAGATAACGGAACTGAGTATCCAATTTCTTATGCTCAAGGAAATCAGAATGCTTCATTCCAAGCATCAGATGCAATTACCTTCTATAACAACTCTGGTATTGCTACAGGAAACGGAACAGTTTCGGCAGTAACCACAGTAGCAGATTGGTACGATTCCCAAACTCTGAACCTGACAAATACTACAATTTTCTGGAGTTCGATTGCACCTAAGCCTATCAGCAACGGTTATGTTCTTGATAGACAAGGTAGAAATGATGCTCTGCACGTAGTAGTTGTCGATGACACAGGTTCTGTAACTGGTATTCAAGGGAATCTCTTAGAAAGACATCTGAATCTTTCTAAGTCAACCGATGCTGTTTCCGCAGTTAATGCTCCACAGAAAACTTTCTGGAAAGATTATCTGGCACTTTATTCCGCATATGTTTATGTCGGAGACAATCCTTCGGTTGGTGTTGATTCTTACCATGGAACTACTCCACTCGCAACTGGATTCTCTTCAGGATTTACAGCAGTTACCGAGGGAGCAGGTCAGTGGAATCAACTTGCACAAGGAGTTACTTTCAGTGCATTAGGAAACGTAACTTATTCTCTTGGTGGTGGTGTTGACTATTCTGTAACAAACGGAATGACAGCAACACTCGGAAATCTCTTTACTTCATATAATCTCTTCTCAAATAAAGATGAGATTGCAGTTGATTATCTGATTATGGGTCCTGGAATGGGCAACAAGTTTGAGTCTCAAGCAAAGGCAAATCAACTGATTTCTATTGCAAACAATAGAAAGGATTGTATTGCGGTTATCTCCCCACACAGAGCTGATCTGATTCAAGGAGATGGTGGTCCTATCACCAATACTGATACTCAAACCGATAACGTAATTCAGTTCTTCTCACCACTTTCATCCTCATCTTATGCAATCTTTGATAGTGGATATAAGTACACTTACGATAGATTCAATAACAAGTTCCGTTATATCCCATGTAACGCTGACGTTGCTGGTCTTTGCGTAAGAACTTCGATCTTTGCTTATCCTTGGTTCTCTCCTGCTGGTCAGCAAAGAGGTATCCTGAATAATGCAATCAAACTTGCATATAATCCAAATAAGGCACAAAGAGATCAACTTTATCCAGTAAGAATTAACTCGATTGTTAACCAACCTGGAATTGGTATTCTTCTCTTTGGTGATAAGACTGCTCTTGGATATGCATCCGCATTCGATAGAATCAACGTTCGTCGTCTGTTCCTGACTGTTGAGCAAGCACTTCAGAAGTCAGCAGAAGCACAACTCTTCGAACTGAACGATCAAATCACGAGAGCAAACTTTGTCAATATCGTTGAACCATATCTCCGTGATGTTCAAGCAAAGAGAGGTATCTATGGATTCCTGGTAATTTGTGATGAAACAAATAACACTCCTGACGTAATTGATAATAATGAGTTCAGAGCTGACATCTTCCTGAAACCAGCTAAGTCCATTAACTACGTCACACTTACCTTCGTTGCCACCAGAACTGGTGTAAGTTTCGAAGAAGTTGCTGGTAGAGTTTGATTTTAGATTATAAATTACTAAAGGAGGAACCTAAAAATGGCACAAATTCCAACAAGAGGCATTTCACAATTTAAATCAAAACTGATTGGTGGTGGTGCTCGTCCTAATCTGTTTGAGGTTGATGTTACCTTTCCAGCAGGAGTAAGTCTTGGTGTTCAGGGTGACGGAACTGGGCAGTTTGATAAAGAGAACTTCCGTTTTCTTTGCAAGGCTGCTGCACTTCCAGCATCAAACGTTGCATCAATCGACGTTCCTTTCAGAGGTCGTACTCTGAAAGTTGCTGGAGACAGAACCTTTGATGTATGGACTGTAACCATCATCAACGATGAAAACTTCTCACACAGAAGAGCATTTGAAGCATGGATGCAAAACCTTGCTCAATATGGCGATCACTCTGGTCTCTCAAACCCAGCAGATTATATGGGTCAAGCAATTGTTTATCAACTTGGCAGAAGCCCATCAAACACTCAGGGTAACAACACAACTGGTGACAACGCAAACATTCTGGCACAATATCGTTTCATCGATATTTTCCCAACTGCAGTTTCTGCTATCGATCTCTCATACGATTCTTCAGACACAATTGAAGAATTTACTGTTGACTTCCAAGTTCAGTACTACTTCCCAGAAGCACCTGGAACTGGAGCATAATAAATAGATCATAAGTAGATAGCAACTTTAATAATGGCAAAATTGTTTGGATTCTCTATTGAGGATAACGAACCACTATCACCAAGTACAGTCAGTCCCGTTCCCCCAAATAATGAGGATGGGACTGACCACTACCTGAGTAGTGGTTTTTTTGGTTCTTATGTTGATATTGAAGGAGTTTATAGAACTGAGTTTGATCTAATCAAACGATATCGTGAAATGGCACTTCACCCAGAATGTGATAGTGCCATTGAAGATATTGTAAATGAGGCAATCGTATCTGATACAAACGATAGTCCCGTTCAGATTGATTTGGATAATCTGAACGCAAGTGATGGTATAAAGAAAAAAATTAGAGAAGAGTTTAAGTATATTTTAGAACTACTTGACTTTGATAAAAAGTCCCACGAAATTTATAGGAATTGGTATATTGATGGTCGTCTTTACTATCATAAAGTAATTGACTTAAAAAATCCACACGAAGGTATTCAAGAACTTCGTTATATCGACGCACTCAAGATGCGTTATGTAAGGCAGAATAAGAAGAAAAAAGATAACGGAAATACATTTGCAAGAATGAGATCTGATAATCCTATGGATTATGAGTTCCCAGAGATTGAAGAGTATTTTATCTATAGTCCAAAGACTTCATATCCAACACAAAATCCAACTGCATCTGGTGCAAATAATGGAATTAAAATGTCAAGAGATTCCATCACCTACTGCACTTCAGGTCTGGTAGATAGAAATAAGGGGTCAACACTTTCTTATCTCCACAAAGCAATCAAGTCTCTCAATCAACTGAGAATGATTGAAGACTCACTGGTTATCTACCGTTTGTCTCGTGCTCCAGAAAGAAGAATTTTCTATATTGATGTAGGTAATCTTCCTAAGGTAAAGGCTGAGCAATATCTTCGTGATGTTATGATGCGTTATCGTAACAAACTTGTTTATGATGCATCAACTGGAGAAATCCGTGATGATAAAAAATACATGAGTATGCTTGAAGATTTTTGGCTCCCTCGTCGTGAAGGTGGTAGAGGAACTGAAATCTCTACTCTTCCTGGTGGTCAAAATCTCGGAGAAATCACAGACATCAAATACTTCCAAGAAAAACTCTACAAGTCTCTAAATGTTCCTCCAACCAGAGTTGGTGGAGATGGTGGATTTAATCTTGGACGTTCATCAGAAATTTTAAGAGATGAACTTAAGTTCAGTAAGTTTGTGGGTCGTTTGAGAAAGAGATTCTCAAATATGTTTAGTGATATGTTGAGAACCCAACTCATCCTCAAAAATATTATTACTCCCGAAGATTGGGAAGTAATGAATGAGCATATTCAATATGACTTTCTTTATGACAATCATTTTGCGGAACTCAAAGATGCTGAACTCCTAAATGAAAGATTAAGTCTTGCAGCAACTGCAGAACCTTATGTTGGAAGATATTTCTCTCAAGATTATCTCAGAAGAAAGGTTCTTCGTCAAACGGATCAAGAGATTATTGAGCAGGACATGTTGATCAAGAAAGAAATTGAAGAAGGCATTATTCCCGACCCATCTCAGATGCAAATTGATCCTGCAACTGGCCAACCAATTCCTATGGATGCTGCTGCTATGGATTTAGGAAAACCAGTCATGGAACCAGATTTGGGTTCCGAAGAAAAAACGGTAGACATACCAAAGGGTGGGGAAATTTAATAAATAACTCAGAATACTATTGATTACAATCATGGATGAATTAATGGATATGATTACTACTGATGAGAGTCCTTCTCAGATTAGTGATAAAATTAAAGATCTTTTATTCGCAAAAGCATCAGAAAGAGTCGATTCTTTCAAACCTAATGTTGCAAATTCACTTTTTGGTAGTGAATCTGAGGAAGAAATTGAAGTAGAAGATACTGAAGAGTACGAAGAATCATAAATAAAAAGTATAAGACTTTATCATAAAAATGCAAAGAACTAAGATAATTGAGACTGAAGTTTCAACAGGTGCTTCTGCCGGTGCTGCTACAAGTATCGGAAATGCTACTTGTGTAAGAATTCATAATGATACGGCAGGTGTTATTACTGTTGGTGTTTCCACAATTGTTGGAGCAGCAACTACAAATTATTTCACGATGCCAGCAAACTCTGTAGAATTTCTTGAGAAACTTCCAACTGATGTTATCTGGACTTCATCATCTATCAAAGCAGCAAAAGTAGGATTCACTAACTAAAGCCATGAAACTCATCAGAGAAGAAATCGAACAGGTCGAATTTATCGTTGAAAATAAGAACGGTAAAAAGTCACTTTTCATCGAAGGAGTTTTTCTCCAAGGAAACATCAAGAACCGTAATGGTCGTATGTATCCTATGGAAACTCTTCGTCGTGAAGTTGCTCGTTATAATGAAAACCATGTTGCTCAAGGTAGAGCACTTGGTGAACTTGGACATCCCGATGGTCCAACTGTAAACCTGGATAGAGTTTCTCACAAGATTATTTCTCTGAAGGAAAGTGGTAATAATATTATCGGAAAAGCAAAGATTCTTTCTACTCCTATGGGTAAGATTGCAGAATCTCTGATTTCTGAAGGAGTAAAACTTGGAGTTTCTTCTCGTGGTATCGGTTCTCTCCGTATGACAAGAGAGGGAATCAATGTTGTCGGTGAAGACTTTATGCTCGCAACTGCTGCTGATATCGTTGCCGATCCTTCTGCTCCTGATGCATTTGTTGAAGGAATTATGGAAGGTAAAGAATGGGTATGGGATGGTGGTATTCTGCGTGAAAAGTATGCAGAGAAAACCTACAAGACTATTAATACTCTTGTAGATCAAAAGAGATTGGAAGAGAATAAGTTGAACTTATTCAATGACTTTCTCGCAAATCTTTAATTTATAAATAAATATAGTTTAAAACTAAGGTTAAACGGAGAGTTCAAATGTCTCGTGGAGATTTACAAGAAATGGAAGTAGGCACTAAGCAATCCAAAACCGCTGTTAATGCTGGTGCAAAAGCAGCGGAAGGAATGCCTAAACTGGCAGATCCAGGAACCCAACTTGGTAGTGTAGAAGATCTCGGTGGTCCCACCCCAGAGAACTACAGATCTGATGATGATTCTGCAAAGCTGAAGACTCCTGGTGCTACCCTCAAGCAAGTCAGAGATGTTGTTAATAAAGGTGCAAAATCTGCTGATGCTATGAAGGCAGTTAAGGAAGAAGAAGAACTTGAGGATGAAGAAGTTCTTGCCGAAGTTGAAGAGACTGAAGAAGAAGTTGTAGAAGAAGAAACTGCTGAGTATGACATCGAAGAAGATGTTAATGCTCTCCTTGGTGGTGAAGAACTCTCCGAAGAGTTTAAAGAAAAAGCAAAGACCATCTTTGAAGCTGCTCTGACTGCTAAAGTTGGAGAAATCAAAGAGGCTCTTGAAGCACAATATGAAGAGAGACTTGTAGAAGAAGTCGAAGAGATTAAAGAAGCACTCGCACAAAGAGTAGATTCTTATCTTGAGTACGTTGCTGATGAATGGTTCACCGAAAATGAACTGGCAGTCGAGCAAGGTCTTAAGACTGAAATGACCGAATCATTCCTTGAGGGAATGAAGGGTCTTTTTGAAGCACATTATGTATCAATCCCTGAAGATAAATATGATGTTCTTGAGAGCATGGTAGAAAAACTTGATGACATGGAGACAAAACTCAACGAGCAGATTGAGAAGAATATCCAACTGAACCAAAGACTCGCAGAGTCGGTTGCTGATGGAATCTTCGATGAGATTTCTGAGGGCCTTGCTGCTACTCAGAAAGAGAAGCTCGCTTCACTTGCCGAAAGTGTTGAGTTTGAAAGTGAAGAAGAATATCGTGAAAAACTGGAGATGCTGAAGGAATCTTATTTCCCAGCAAATAAAGCTCCTAAAGCACATACTGAAACCCTTTCTGAAGGTGTAGACCATTCTACCGAAAATATTTCGGGACCAATGGCTGCATACCTGAAGACTCTTCAGGCTGTTGCTAAGAACTGAATTTAACATTAATCAAACGTAAACATTCACATAGGTAAACGCAAATGTTCCATTCCGAGCATCTGCAGGAAAAGTGGGCACCTCTCCTCAACTATGAGGGTCTTGATCCAATCAAAGATTCCCATCGTAGAGCGGTAACCGCAGTCCTGCTGGAAAACCAAGAAAAATTCCTCAAAGAAGAGTCCGCATTTAGCAGCGGATTCAACCTGATGGAGTCCCCCACCAACTCAACTGGAACCGGTGGTTTCAGTGGTAGCTCTGCTGCTGGTGGTCCTACCGCAGGTTTCGATCCCGTTCTGATCTCACTGATCAGACGTTCAATGCCCAACCTTGTCGCATATGACCTGGCTGGCGTTCAACCAATGAGTGGTCCTACTGGACTCATCTTCGCAATGCGTTCCCGCTACAACAATCAGAGCGGAAATGAAACCTTCTTCAACGAAGTTGATACCGCATTCTCTGGTCAGGATGACGGATTCAATCTCACTTCAGGTTTCTCTGATGTTGCTGCTGGTCTCGGTACTACTGCACAGTCAGGCACCAACCCAGCAATCCTGAACCCAGTTGGAACCGCAACCTCAACCGCGTATGATGTCGGTCAGGGTATGGTAACTGGTGATGCAGAGAATCTCGGTTCTGCTGCTGGTGATCAGTTCAACCAGATGGCATTCTCGATCGAGAAAGTCACCGTAACCGCAAAGTCAAGAGCACTGAAGGCCGAGTATTCACTCGAACTGGCTCAAGACCTTAAGGCAATCCACGGTCTGAATGCAGAAGCAGAACTTGCTAACATTCTGTCTAGCGAGATTCTTGCTGAAATCAACCGTGAGGTTATCAGAACTATCTACAAGATTGCTGAGCAAGGTGCTGTTGAGAACGTTGCTACCCAGGGTGTATTTGACCTGGATATCGACTCCAACGGTCGTTGGTCAGTTGAGAAGTTCAAGGGTCTTCTGTTCCAGATCGAAAGAGATGCTAACAGAATTGCTCAGAGAACTCGTCGTGGAAAGGGTAACATCATCATGTGCTCTGCTGACGTTGCTTCAGCACTGACCATGGCTGGTGTTCTCGATTACACCCCTGCTCTGAATGCAAACCTGAACGTTGATGACACCGGCAACACCTTTGCTGGTACTATCAACGGTAAGTATCGTGTTTATATCGATCCTTATTCGGCAAACCTGGCTGCTGACAACAGCGGTCTGGCACAAGGCAGCAACCAATACTACGTTGTTGGTTACAAGGGTTCCAGTGCATATGATGCTGGTCTCTTCTACTGCCCATATGTACCTCTGCAGATGGTACGTGCTGTTGGAGAGGATACCTTCCAACCAAAAATTGGCTTCAAGACCCGTTATGGTATTGTTGCCAACCCATTCGCAGAAGGAACCGATCAAGGTCTGGGTCGTCTGCGTGTCAACAGCAACCGTTACTACAGACGTGTTGCAATCAAAAATCTCATGTAATTCTCATAGAGATTTTACTAAGGTGCCGAAAGGCACCTTTTTTTATAAATAAAAATGTTAAATATTGATTGTGATATGCCAAGACCAACGAACCCAAATATTGGCGAGGATTACATTTCAAAAAATGGTGTAAAAAGAAATAAAGAGAAACATAAGTTATATGTGATGAGACGACGTGATGAAAGAAAATTAAAACTCGTAGAACATTTTAATAATAAATGTGGTGATTGTGGAGGAGTATTTCCTCCTTGTTGTTACGATTTTCATCATATAGATCCATCATCGAAATCATTTGAGATAGCACCTCGACTTGATGGGAATTTTGAAACTATCCTAAAAGAAGCAGAAAAGTGCATAATGATATGTTCAAATTGCCACAGAATCCGACATTATAAGGAAAACCGATAAATAATTCAAAAAATGGCAGTTACAAACGCATATAAGAATCAGATACAGAACAGAAACTTTCTGTCTCCTGTAGGATTTAAGTTTACTTTGAACAGAGCACCTAAAGTTGCATTCTTCGGAAACACTGCAAACATTCCAGGAATGACTTTAGGAGTAGCAGTTCAACCATCATATTTAAAGGATATTGATATCCCAGGAGACAAAATTCAATTTAATGATTTGACTTTGAGATTTCTTGTCGATGAAAATCTTGAAAACTATATGGAGATCCAGAACTGGATTCGTGGTATTGGATTTCCAGAAAATCTAAAAGAAATTTATGATTGGCAAAGAAGCAATCCAGGAATGGATCTTCAAGATAAAAACCAAATGAATTTATATTCTGACGCAACACTTACAGTTCTCACCAGTTCTAATAATTCAAATTTCAAAGTTAAGTTTCTTGACTTATTTCCATACTCTTTGACAGATTTACAGTTTGATGCTACTGATAGTGATATTGACTATTTGACGGCAGAGGTCACTTTCAAGTATACTATTTACGATATAGTAGATAATGCCGGCAACTCATTATGACTTTTGATTTGGATATGATCCAAAAAATGTGGGAGGAGGATTGTAAGATTGATGCAAATAACTTGCATACAGAATCCCTGAATATTGCAAGTTTACATGCAAAATACTTTGATATGTACAATAACATCATTCTTCTGAAAAAGAAGGCTGAGCAACAAAGAAAAAATATCAGACACGATCGTTATGAGTATTATACAGGAAAAGCAGATCCTGATGTTTACATAGAGAATCCATTTCCCAAGAAAATTCGTGATAAAGAGACTCTTCAAAAATACTTAGATGCTGATGAGAAACTTTCTCAGGTTTGTCTTAAGATCGATTACTATGATACGATGCTGAATTACATCGAAAGTATTCTGAAGATGATTCAGAACAGAACTTTTCAGATCAAGAATGCAATTGAGTTTGTTAGATTTACTGCTGGACTGGGGTAAATAAATAATCCAAGATGAATGGATTCATGTGATTGATACTACAGCAAACCTTGTTATATCGAAATCCAACGAAGTATTTTTAAAGATTAATACGGAACCTCATATTGAATATGAACTTAGAGATCACTTTAAGTTTGAGGTTCCTAATGCAAAGTTTATGCCACAGTATCGTGGGAGGAATTGGAACGGAGAGATTCACCTCTACGATATGAGATCCAAGCAGATTTATGTGGGTCTATTAGATAAGATTGTATCCTTCTGTAAGCAATATGGATACACTTATAAGTTTGACGATAATAAATTTTACGGACTTCCATTTGAGATTAATGAAGAGATCTCATATGAAGGTGTGAAAGATTATATGAAATCTATTTGTGCTCATTCTCCAAGGGAGTATCAAGTAGAGGGAGTATATGATGCTCTAAGGCATAACAGAAAGCTATTGATAAGCCCCACTGCATCTGGCAAATCACTGATGATTTATTCCCTCGTAAGATATTATGTGGATAAAGGGCA